GTCTTGCCGAAATACTTCTCCGCAGCTTCCAGAGCCTTGTCTGCGTCGTCGGTTTCGATGAGCGCCTTGTCGAACGCCACCATGCCTTGCCAGTAGCGATCCATCGACACGGGGTCTAACTTTTCCCACGGCGTCGGGCCGAACCTTTTAGCGAGGTTCTCTTTGTACGTCTTAGCGAGCGGGTTATCATTGACCTTGTTCGCCGCGTTCTGCGCGGCCACGAAGTTGTCGATCAGAGTTTCAGTCTGCTTAACGCCTTCCGTGCCCTGTGAGAAGTTGTTCCCGATGAACGACACGAGGTCGTCAGTCGTATACCCTTTCGGGTTTTCGATCATCTTCACTCGTTCGCGCGCGAGGCGCACCGGGTCAAGAATCTGCTCTCGAATGTCATCGCGCTCCGTGCGGTATGATCCTTTGATCGCCCGCGCCGTCTCGTCTGAAATCGGCATCCCTTGCTGGACCGCCAAGCGAATCGCCGGTTCTGGATCAATGCCACGCATTGCGTCCAGCGTCAGCGCCATAGCGAGTTGGTTTGCTTCCGTCTTCGCGGCGTCTGCAAGTTCACCATCGCGTTCTCGCGCGGCGGCAGAGGCGTAGTAACGCGACTGGTTCAGCTTGGCGCTGAGGCCGTCAACAGAGCGGGGACCAGGAATCTTGGCGCCACTGGCGTCTGTCCACTGCTCGGGTATCAATGCGTCGATGAGTTCAGGAGCGCCTTTCTCAACGGCGAGCGCGCCAACCATTTCTACGTAGGCTTCGTTGGCCGCCTTGCCACCCAAGATGGGCCGCAGGCGATCCATGATTTCCTGAGGGTCAATCGACTGCGCGTTATCTATCGCGTCTCGCATGAGCGAGGCGGCAGAAGCAATACGATCTTCCTTGAACTGTCCGGCGAGTTCCGTGTCGTGGGCGCCCGTAATCTGGTTGACGGTGCTAAGCACTTCAGGCGTGATCCAGCGCGCCGCGTCGGCGTCACCTACGTAATTCTGAAGCATGCCCTTGGCGATGCCATCGAGTTCGGCCGCGAGAGTCTCGGTGCCCATCGACTTGTCGAACTCGTTCTCATAGAACTCATGTGCGCGGGACTTGAAGTCCACGATGGCGCGATCCACCATGCCGCGCTTCACGCCAACGGCGTAGCTGGCATCTTCAGCCTGACGCTTGGCGTCGGCCTTGTTCATCGTCGCGTCAGCGCGGCCAAGGGCCGCAGAGTCAGCGGCTTTACGCTGAATCTTGTCCTGCAAGATCGGCGTAGCGGCGTCGAGTGCGATGCCTAGAGACTGTGCGAGAAGTTCGGCGCCAGAGGGCGCGGCCTGCACGTTGAGCGGCGCGACCACTTGCAGCGCGGGTGCGCGACCGACTTCCGGGCCGAAGCCTGGGCCGGTGTTGATGCGCGTCTGTGTCGGGCGTGCCATGTTACGGACCTCCGGTTGCGGACTGTTCGCCTGCGCGGCGGGCGGCTGTGGCGTCGCCATATGCGCCTAATCCCGCTGCGCCAATGTTGAGCGCGGCGCTGAGTGCGGTCGGTACTTGAATGCGGGACGTGAGGCTTCGCGCCTGCGCGTCACGAGCACGTTGCTGATTGCTCTCATTCCGCAGGATGAGACCCTGATCGTTGTACTGATTGAGAACGGATGTCTGCAACCCGGCGAGGAAGCTATTGCTCCCGAGGTTGATGCCTGACTCTGCGCCGGCAGCGCGCATGGCGCCCCGCTCGCGACGAGCAGCGCGAGCGCGCTCAGTCATTTCAAGGCCAGCGGCTTCCGAAATCTCTTGCGCCTGAATTTCATTCTGTTCGTCGATAGCGCGGACTTGCGCCTTGGCGCTCTGATACTGGCCGTACTGGCTGATGCCCGCGATGGCGGTAGAAGCAATCAATGCAATGGTTGTCGGTTCACACATCGCGATTACTCCTTATGCGTGAGAGGCGGAAGAATGGGATTTTCTCAACGCCCCATTGGGCTTCGAGCTTGTCGATGCGGAAGCCGGCCCACAGCATCCATCTAAGGGCGTGAGAGTGGCGAGCATCGACGTGTTGAATAAGAATCGGGTAGCGGTCGTGCATCCGTCCAATGACGGCGGCCGTTCCCCGAAGAAAGAATCGCGCCATGTCAGCGCGATAGATCAGTGCCGTGGACAGCATCCACGGACTGCCGGTGTCGGGCGGCACGAAGCCGCTAACACCGTACATGAGGGCCGGCTCGTGGTCTGCGGAGCAAACCGTGCCAGCCATTTCTGACGACCCGAAGGACAACTGCATGGCGTCGATAGGCGAGTGCCCATGTGACGCCAGCACTTCCTCCACATCCGGCCGCTTCATGCGAGCCGCTATGTACGCGCAGTCCGAAAAGACTGCGGGCCGGATGTAGGGTGTCACTTAGATGGTCCTTGAACGCTTGTGGAAGAACGCTTCGTACTCGGCCTGCGTAAACGTCAGGGAATACGGCGAGCGGTCGACAAGTGCCACGATGGCGTCCGTCGAATCACCGTACACTCCGAAGGAGTGCTTGCCGTCGCTGAACACTGGCGCCGTAGTGACGAAGTGAGACAGCCCCACCGTCAAGTTGCCACCTGAGGCGATGCGTGCCGGAACAACTCGCTCGGTCGTCGTGGCTACGCCGTAAGGCCGCACGTCGATCTCGAACGTCGCAGTGCCGACGAATGACACAGTCCACTCACGAAGGAGCAGTGTGCCGTTGAGCATCGGGACTTCTTGCGAGTTGCGAGCGAACTGCTCCGAGAACTCGTAGCGCCACTCGTACAGCAGACCACTGATCGCGTTGACGACGTGACTTCCAGCCAGCCCAACGACTGTATCGGAAACCCAAATCCAGTCAGCCGGGTCGTCCGTGAGCATCCGCCCGTCCGTGTCGCGGACGAGCATGAAGTTGTCACGGTCGGTGCCAGTCACCGGATAAACAAGTGACCACGTCGTACGGTCAAGGGGAACGCTGTAGCCAAGCGTAGACGCCCCGGCTGCTCGGTCCAGATTCTCAGACGAAGTCGCTGCCGCTGTCGGCAATTCAACTGCATCGAGATAGGTGCCATCGTCACGAACCACGATCATGATGATCTGGTTGTCGAGAACTTCAGCGGAAAGGATTCCGCTCTCCGAAGAGAAGGTCCACTTATGCCATGCGCTTTGCGCTTTCTCTGTTTCCGATACCCAATGGAATTGGTACACGAACATTTCGTTCGAGGCGGTAAAGACGCCATCGCCCGACGATCCAGGCAGCACCATCAGGAAATCGTGCGAGTCACTTCCGGTGATCCGGTTGATGTCGCTAGGGACATAGCGCGGGACATGGCCCGTGATGTTCGCGGCGTCGTTCACCTGTGAGTCGGGAGCAACGAAGTATTCGCGGATGGTGGCGAAGTCGCCATTGTCCTGTGCGAAGTACACGTCACTGCCGAGCGCGAAAGGCCGCACGTTCGGGATCATCTTGTAATTGGTTACAGGATCAAGCGTGCAGTTGCTCGGCGTGAGACCATCCGAGCCATGCGAGAGTCGAAGCTGTGTCTGATCCGAGAACAGCATGATGCTGCCGTCGAACGGGACCGCGAAGTTGATCTTCGTGACCTTCGTCTCTGATGCCTGCACGTCGACGCGGTCGTCATTGAGGACGTCCACGACAGTGAGGCGATAGAAGTTTCCGAAGTCGCCAACGCGAGTCAGGCTGACGCCTTCGTCAACCGCGACACCGAAGCGATTCTTGTACCAGAAAAGGTCGCGTATTTCGCGACTGACGAACGTCGGGTTCGGGTTCGTCGTCTCGTCACCGACCTTACGGTCGGCCCACGAGAACGGCCCGAATGAAAAGGAGCCGTTCGCCTTGCGAACAAGCGCGTGCGGCATCGTAGTTGCGTCAATGCGATTGCGGAGGCCGGGGGCCACCGTCTCATTCCAGACGTTGTCGCCCGCGCTGCGAACGTAGTAGTTCGCGAAGGCGGAGTCGGCAGAGCCTTTGATGAGGTAGATGTCACCTGAGGTGGCACCTGTGGGCAAGTCTTGGAACGTCTGCACGGTCCCTTGCAGCGTGCCGCCAGAGGGATTAGCTGAATACTGATTCTGCCGTGCGCGTTGTCCACGGAAGCCACCGGCCGAGAAGGGCGCGGTGTCGTCGGACTGCTCGCCGGGGTAGCGGGGGATCATCGTCCAGTGGTGGACCGGCTGCGGATCAGTTGATCCGCCGACTTCTCCGTCCGTATCCATGAGGCGCACGATGAAGCCGCGATTCAGGACGAACGTGTAATCAGCCACCGTGACGCACTGAATGTTTTCGCGGGGGTTGGACGTCACCACGTAAGCAAATGAGGAGAGGTCGAGCGGGGCCGCCTGCGCTGCCGTGAGGTCGGCTGTCGAGCCGACGAAGATGATTGTGGCGGCGCCCGTGCGCTTCCAGATGTCATTCACGGCCGGTGCCGAACCTTTAGCGGTAGCGAAAGCTGTGTCGACCGTGTCGCCGCCGTCACCCTTGAAAAGGCCGGGATTAGCGACGCCTGCGCCTGCCCCTGCAAAGAATGCAGTGAGGTCCGCGCCTGACACCACGAGGGCGACGGAAGCGAGGGCGGTCGTCATCGACGCGCCGGAGGAAACGAACACGACAGCCGCCGCGCCAGTGCGCTTAAAAGCGTCGCCTGCTACCGGGGCGGAACCCTTAGCAGTTGCGAGGGCGTCGTCGTCTGTATCCTGAGAATCGACGACGAAGAACGTCTCCCCGATGGAGACATTAAGGCCGTTGGATGCGAAGAAGGTCGCGAGAGACTCGGCCGCAGAGGCGCGGACGTTCTTCTCGTCGCCAGTCATGTCGAAGACGCGGATGGTTGTCCCGTCAAATATGACGGTGTAACGCTCTGCGACGTCACGATTGATCGTGTGCAGATAGGCATCGTCAAGCTGATCGGTCGTCAACTGTGCGACGTGAAACGCCGGGGGGCGCTTCTGCGCGCCGTACGAAACGGACAGCCATGCATTCGTGTTCTCTTCTGCCTGCGACGCAAGCCGCACGGTGGCGGGCTGCTGGCTCACACCGCCCACGAGGGACGGAAGCTGTTTATCGACAAGCATTGAAGGTCTCCATTACCAGACGCGGCGATAACCGAACTGGCGATATGCGGTACGGCTTGCGGCCGTGGGGGAAGTGAAGAAGTTGGCGCGCTTCGAGTTCGTGTGATCGCGCTGGAAGTCGGCCATCGTTTCGATCTCACGCTCTTTGGTAAAGCGGTAGATGATCTCTGAGCCGATGTGCTGCGCCTGGAAGACGCGACCGGCGAGGTGGCCGATGTACGCGCGGGCAGCTTCGGGAATTTCCTCGAAGCCCTGCATCCAGATAACGTCGAACTTGATCGGCGCAGTGCCGAACTCGTCGAATGATTGCTTGCAACGGTCGTAGATCGCCATTGCGCTGCCGTCGAACCGTTGTGTGTAATCCAACGAGCGGTCGGCGGGGCGAATAGAGAGGATAGAACTGTCGACCAAAATCGCGCCCGACGCGGGTGTGATCTCGTATTCGTAATCGGTGTTGAAATCCCAACCGCGCTTGAGGACTTCGCGGAGGCAGTTGTGCAGCGTAAGCTGCGCGAACGCGACATCTTTGATGGTGATGTCAAGCGTGTCGAGCGGGGCTTTACCTATGGACATCAACATGGCGTTGATGGCATCAAGCTCCGTCTGAGGAGTGAAATTCAGGTCCATGAGAAAAGCTCCGTAAGGAAAAAAATGGGAGCACCGGAGTTTTAATTCCAGTGCCCCCATGTTGGTTGGCTAGAAAGCCGACAGCCGATTAGACAGTCGCGATTTCCACCGCGCACTTGGAGCGCAGCTTGCCCATGCCGATTGCCATCTTCGCGAGCATCAGGGTGCCCTGACGACGCATATCCCAACCCGACTCCATCTGGAGGCCGAGAAGCTGGAGATACGCAACCGCAGGCTCGCAATACACGAGGCCACGGGTTTCGGTCAGGTCAGCGTGATACTTCGTCGGGAACGCGGCCGGGACGCGGGTCTCGCCGACTGCGCCGACGATGCCGCCGCCTGCGGTCGGGGTGACGTTCACACCGAACAGGGGAGCATTCGACTTGTAGATGATGACGTCGGAAACGAGGCGCAACGACTGACGGCCGAAGGTCGAACCTTCTCCACCGTTGTAGTCGCGGTTCAGGTTGCCGTCAGTGTTCGCGATCAGATACCACTGAGCGGGCTTGACGACAGAGTGAACCTGAAGAGTGTCGACGGGGACGTCGCGCTCATCGAGGGCCTGCTTGGCGAGGTTGATCGCCGTCACGAGGTCGGCGCCATCGGCGTCGAAGTCACCCGTGCCAGTGATGTCAGCTTCCACAACGCGCGAGCCAGAGCCGTCACCATTGAACAGTTCAACGGTGTCGCGGGCAGCGACAGCGATGTTCTGTGCGATTGTGCGGTCTTCGAGCAGCGCGAGCGAGCGGCCGAGGGCTTCCGAGTAGGGAGCGCGGACGTCGTAGTGGTTCTTGAGTTCGTCAATCAACGCGATGAACACGTTGCTGATGAGCATGTCGTCGAGCGTCACGATGACTTCGTTGTGCTCGATGGCGTTGCCGAGGATTTCGGCGCCCGGCGTGTGGTAGTCGGCCGTGGCATTGAAGGTCGCAGGGAACTGCGCCGACTTGCCATTCGCGATCTGACGGACACGGACGGTGGGCTTCAGCTTCTTCGCCTGCTCGTAAGCAGTGAGAACTTCGCCCGAGAAAATCTTGAGCCAGAGGGCGTCGGCTGCGCCGGCTGCCTGAATCTGACCAAGACGTGAGGGGGTTGCGTTGGACAATGTAGTAGTCCCAAAGTTGGTTGAGGTTGTGACTCTTAGTTCTGCCCGGACTACTACAGAATCGGTCTGCGAAGTTGTCCGCGTCACTTACCCCTCAGGGCAAGCTCGCCGGGCTACTCAGGCAGATTTGATTCGTTCGGATAGAGAACGCACGACGCGAGTCGTTAGTCGTGCGGGAAAAGAAACAGGGAGCGCATTGCGTTCCCGTACCGTGTCGCCGAAGCGTCGCGGGTTGAAATAGAGACCCGATTTTACGTGCGTAGGGTCGGACACGGACACAGCGGAGGGTTGCGGATTTGGTGTGTCCCGCGAGCAATAGCTTCATGCTCCCGCCGCTAAATGAATGCACGCAACTTCTCCCCGAGGGGATCACGGCGTGCCTGCGTTGCTTTCAGTGCCGGAGGAGGAACGGCACTGATGTAGTCTTTAGAACCCGAGGTCGATGTTGGCTTTCATGGACGCCTCAATCTTTCTGCCGACTTCAGCCTGATACGTCGCGTCATTCTTGTAACGCTTATCAGACATAGCGGCCACGACTTCGGACTTCGTGCGGTACGGCTGTGCGCCATTCCCGCCGCCGCCACCAATGGGCGGGCGTGCGCCTTCGACGCCGTTCGCGGCTTCGTAGGCTGTCTTGAGGGACTTGACTTGACCGATGACCGCGTCAAGGTTGCCGGAGTGAATCGCGGCATTAGCGGCGACGATCTCCTGCTCGGACAGATTGGCAGCGGCCCACTCTTTGATAGTGGCGTAGTTCGCTTCCCCACCAGCGGCTTCGTAGACCTTATTGGTGACGACTTCAGCGCGGGCCTTGATGCCGTCAACGTATGCGTCAACGTAATCGCGTGAGAGGCCATCCGCTTCGAGCGCGGCGTATGTCTCGGGAGACATCTCGCCTTTCTCCGCGTATTCAGCCGAGGCTTTCGCCACGGTGTCGCTGAGCGTCTTCGAGGTCGCTGCGGCTTTAGCGGCAGCTTCGGCAGCATCCGCCACGACTTTCGCCGCTGCGTTCGCTGTATCCAGCTTGGTCTGCGCGGCAGCTTTCGCTTCCGGCGTTGCGGCTGCCGCTAGTTCGGCTTCCGCTGCGGTCTGCTCGGCAGACTTCACGGGCACAACCGGCGCCGTAGGGGCGGCAGCGGCAGGCTTGCCGATCTTCTTCTCGGCTTCGACGTAGCCCTTAGCCATCGCCTCGACGTTCACGGTTCCGGTCTCGGCATTCCAGACCTTCTCAGGGACGTAGTCAGGGCGCTGCGGCGTCGCAGCGGCAGCGGCGGCAA